AGCCATAGCCACTCTATCGTTCCTAATTCTTGGTACATTAGGTGGGGGCATTTATTTAGTAATACTAGGAGTTAGTTAATGAGTGTACTTACAGTTATGCCTTTAGTGTTGGCAGGTTTATTAAGCAGCCCTGAGTTTGTAATATGCCAACTAGCAAAAAGAGTAAAGATAAGAGAAGAAAAGGTTTGCATTTACCGTGGCCCTAATGGTACAATAGGATATCATTATCCTAGTTATAGTTTCAAGGAATGCCCAAAACAATTTATGTGTAGATACACACCTAATGCTAAGAAAAAAGTAAGTGTTCAAGATATACTTGACGGATTAAAAGATGGTTTTGAATGATAATAGATAATAGTAAAGCTATTGCAGATGGATTACAATTATTTATTAACAGTAGTATTTATAACAGATACAGACTTAAAGATATAAATACATATTTAGTTTTACCTGTTAATAATAATAAAATTAGAATTTTTTATCAGCAAGATCAACCTATAGGATTAATAACTTGGTGTTGGTTTACAAAAGAAAAAGCAAACAAATTTTTACAATATAAATATGACCCTGTTGAAGAAGACTACAAGAGTACAAAAATAAATAATAAACAATTATGGTGTTTAGATTTTATTTCTACTAAAGGAAAAGCAAAGCAAATGATAACTTCAGTTAGAAAAGAACATGCAGAAATATATGGACATGGTAAAGTACACTGGCGTAGATTTTCTAATCCTACTAAAGAACACAAGAAAGAATTTTAATTATGTTGTATAATCCTTTTATGCCTAGTGTTAAACTTAACAACCGTATTACTTTTGGTGGTGGGGGTGGAGATGCACCTGCACCTGTAGTTGCTCCATCGCCTGTTGCAGTAACACCTCCACCTCCCCCTCCTCCTGAGTTTACTTCTACTTATCCAGAGCTTGCAAATCAAAGATTTTCTACTGAAGAAGCTAAAACTACTGCTGAAGCTACTATTGATAAACAAAAAACAGATGCTAGTACTGCTGTTACTGGTGCTACTCAGTATGCTCAAGATGTAGGTAATGATGTTAATACTGCATCTAGAAATGTACAGAGTAAAATTAGTACTCTTCAACTAGAACTAAATAATCTTCTTACTGCTGATCAAGCTAACCCTCAAATAGCAGCAGCAGTAAAATCTAAACAAGATGAAATAACTAAAGCACAAGCAGAGCTATCTAATCTTAGTGGCATTTTGCAAACACAAATGGTTCAAGGTCAAGAAGACCTAATGAGAAATACTCTTATTAACCCAGCTTCTGTATTACAAAAAGCACAAGTAACTAATATAAATCCTAATGCTGCTGGTACTAATATAGACCCTAATACAGGAAAAGTACCTGATGTAATTACTCAGTCTTCTAAAGATGCTACAGCTACATCTATGGCAGGGCCAACAGATATTACTGCTGCAGGTATTGCTGCTAAAACTGCTGTAGATCAAGTAGGTCAAGCCTTAAAAAATATTACTCCTCAACAAGGTACAGTATCAGATGAAGCAACTATTGCGGCAGCAACAATGGACCCTAGCACTACTGCTGTAGGTAATTTAACTGCTGCACAAGGTACAGCTAATCTTATGAACAATCCTGTTCAAAGAGAAATCCAAGCAGGTGAACTTGTTTCAGGTGCTGCTGATGCAGCTAAAGCTGCAGTGTTTACAGAACAAATCCAAGCTGCTACTGCAAGCCCTTCTGATAAAGCTACAGTACAAGGGCAGCTTACTGGACTTATGGAAGACTTTGAGGGTGGAGCCACACCAGCATGGGCCGCAGGAGCCATGAGGACAGCCACAGCACAGATGGCTGCACGTGGACTAGGGGCTAGTAGCATGGCAGGACAAGCCATTGTACAGGCCACTATGGAAGCTGCACTACCTATTGCAGCAGCAGATGCTCAAACTGTTGCAGGGTTTGAAATGCAAAACCTTAGCAATCGTCAAGCTAGGGCAATGCTTGCAGCACAGCAACGTGCTACATTTATGGGTATGGAATTTGATCAAGACTTCCAAGCAAGAGTTTCTAATGCTGCTAAGATTAGTGACATAGCAAACATGAACTTTACTGCAGAGCAACAGATTGCACTAGAAAATAGTCGTGCTGCTAACAGTATGAACATGGCTAACTTGACTAACAATCAAGCTATGGTAATGGCAAATGCATCATCCATTAGTCAGCTTGAAACTCAAAACTTAACTAATCAACAGCAAGCTGCAGTACAAAATGCTCAAAATTTCTTGGGTATGGATATGGCTAATTTAACTAATAGGCAGTCAATAGAAGTATTTAAAGCACAATCGATGCAACAAACTATCTTAACTGATGTTGCAGCAGAGAATGCAGCTAGACAGTTTAATGCTACTAGTGAGAATCAAACTACTCAGTTCTTAGCTAATTTAAATTCTCAGATTGCACAGTTTAATTCTTCTCAAGCCAATGCTATTTCTCAATTTAATGCAGGACAAACTAATGCTAACAGAGAATTTGTAGCTAAGTTACAAGAGCAACGTAATCAATTTAATGCTACTAACTCTTTAGCTATTGCACAAGCTAATGCTGTATGGAGACAAAACACTTCTACTTTAAATGCTGCTGCAGATAATGAAGCTAATATGGAGTTTGCTAAAACAACTAATGGACTTACAGCAAAAAGTATTGATGAAGTTTGGCAAAGAGAACGAGACATTATGGATATGTTTTTTAACTCAGAGGAAAGTGCTAAAGATAGAACACTTAGTCTTATGGTTGCAGATAAAGATGCTGATGCAGCTAGAATGCAGTTAGAGTATGCAGAAGAAAGAGATAAGACAAGTACACTTATGAAATTCTTTTGGCCTTTTTAATTAGGAAAATACAATGGTAGAACGAAACAGATCAGGATTTAAATATCGTGGCAACACACAACCTAAATATGAAAGAGGTAGTATTCTTAAAACAGCTAATAGAACTAAAGCTTTTGTAGATACTTTACCTAATACTATGTCAACATTTAATAATGCTGTAGATACAGATATGAGAAATAGTATTTTTGATATTATGGAAAAACTACAGAAAGAAGAACAAGTTACTCCTGTAACTAGGGCTGATGGGTTTGGTGCTACTGACATGGCAGGTGGTGATTGGGTTAATGTATCTACTAAAGCACTAATGAAGTTTGAAGGTTTTAGAAGTGAACCTTATGATGACCGTAAAAAAGGTGCAAATAAACCTGTATGGAGAATAGGTTATGGTAGTGATAAGTATATGGAAAGAGGTAAAATTTTTACTGTAGATCAAGACACAAGAGTAACTGAAGTTCAAGCTAAACAAGACCTTGACCGTAGAATTAAAACAGATTTTTTACCTATCATTAAAAATAATATAGGTGACTCTTGGGATGGACTAAGTAATAATACTAAAGGTGCTATTATGTCTATCACTTATAACTATGGTAGAGTGCCTAACAGAATTAAAGACGCAATAAATACTGGTGATACAAATAAAATATCTACAGCTATTAGGTCTTTAGCAACAGACGATGAAGGAATTAATAGAGATAGGAGATTAGCTGAAGCAGAACTAGTAATGCTTCCTGATTTTAACTCTGATTCATTAATGAAAAGAAGGAATAAATAAGTGGCACTAGATAGAGAAATAGACCTACCTCAAAACACAGTGCCTATTCCCGGACAATCTCTATTAAGAGAACCGGGTAATGCACCCTATGAACGTCCCTCTGAAATACAAGGTAAAGATGCAGTAGAAAAAGTATTAATGGGGTACATGAACCATCTCAATGATGCTGAAGTTTTAGATGGTGCTATGGGATTACTTGAGCAAGGTATGAGTGTTGAAACTTTAATTCAAGGTATGTTAAGAGGTGGTGTTGCTGAAGGTGTACACAGTGTAGATATCAGTCTTATTATTCAGAAAACACTTGAGAATTTTATTATTAATGTTGCTGATGCAGTAGGTATTGATTATGTTAAAGGTGATGAAAAAGAAGACTTAGATACTTCAGATGCTGAACTTTCTAAAATGGCTAGAGAAGACAGACCTGATAGCCCTGATATGTTTGCACCGATAGATGCAATAGAAGAAATAGAAACAGAAGAACCTGTAGAAAAAGATGAGCCTGTACGTCAGGGTCTTATGGCGAGAGGATAGTTAGATGGCATTAGGTTTTTGGGCTGGCGTTAGGCAGTATGATGTTGAAAGAACTGCAGCAGAAAAAGAAAGAAAAGAATTTCTTGCTAATCAGTTACTTAAAACTAAAGAGATAGTTTTGCCAGAGCTTATTAAAAGAATGGATACCCGAAGAAAAAAAGGTAAAGCTAAACAACAAAGAGTTGATGATGCAACAGGTATAGGATTTACACTACAAACAGCTACTGCTTTAGAAAGAAGTGGTCAATTGGAAGATGTTCTTACAAGAGTGACAGACTTACGTAAGAATGAAAAACTTAATCCTGAATATATACCTATGTTAAATGAGTATGTAAATAATAAACTTTCAAATGATGCTGATCGTTTAGCTGCAGTGCAAGAAGGCTTAGGTGGTAACTCTTATATAACAGAAGATGAACAACTTCAAGGATTATTAGCTTCTGTTTCTGCTACAGATGAAAGTTCATTTAGTGAAGCTATTAAAAAACTATCTCCTACACAAAATAAAACACTTACAGATGTTGACCCTTTTAACTTTGCTCCGGGAAAAGGCCAAACTATTTCAGAGTCAGATAAAAGAGCAATTAAAAATAGATTAACAAATAGTTTAGCAGATGCTCTTGATATACGTGTAATAGAAACTGGTACAGGTGAAGACATGTACAGATCGTTTGATGACGATAGTGCTAATGCATTAATATCTAAAGTTACAGATAGTATTTTAAATTTTGAAACAAGTCTTGACTTTACACTAAGTAGAGATACTTTAGTAGCAGAAGCAGTAGAAGTTATGGAAGCTTTAAGTCCAGCTTTAACCTCTGAAACAGGTAAACCTTTTGGCACTGCTACAAACCCTCAGTTTGGCACAGAATGGGCAGGACAAAACTTTGCAGAGGCATATAAAAGGAATCTAACTTCTGATTATACCTCTCCTTTAAATCCTGTTGATATATGGGGTCCATATATTAATCCAACTACAGTTCCTGTTATGCCACCTCCTCAAGACGGTGGTGAAGAGGAACCTATTGACCCACTTAATCCTACATAATAAAGTTAGAGGAAACTAATTAATGGCACAGTACGTAGATGCTGCACAAGATAACTACTTTATGGATTTAGTTGAAGACGAAACTTTTCAATCTGATCTTAAAAGTTTTTTTACTGGTGGTAGGTATAACTATTCACCAGAAAAAATAAAAAAGTTAGGTGTTGAAGGATTAGCTGATAACTTTGTAGAGCATATGCGGTTTCAAAACATGAATGAAACCACAGCAGTAAAAGATTTATTGTATGTAAAAAGGGATTATAGTACGCCTAAAAACCAACAAGACCCTGAGATTATTAAAAGAGATAATAAATTTAACGAAGGTAAACAAGCTTTTGGTAGATTAATGTCAGCTTATGATATTAGTGAAGGTGGTGGTACTGGGTGGTTTGAAGGTGCATGGGATTATGGAAGGGCTTTTGCAAGCTCCCCTTCTACATTAACTACAGTAGGTACAATGGGCTTTGGTATCGGCACTAAGATAGCTGCTCAATTCTCTAAGAAAGCTACACAACTAGCTATACGTGCTGAAATATCTCGTCAACTACGTAAAGGTGTGTCAGGTACTGCAATAAAAGAAACACTTAAAAAGAACTTAGGTACTGAAGCTCTTAAAGATGGAGTTAAAGCATTTGCTTTTGAAGGTACTATGGGTGCTGGTGCTTCTTATGCAGAGAATGAAACAAGGGAAGAAGTAGTAGAAGGTTATGAGTATGGTGCAGGAGATATTATTATAGATGCTACTATAGATGGCACACTTGGTGCATCAGTAGGTTCTTTCTTTGGATTTCTTGATAATAAATCTAACAATAGGGCCATTGACCTTATGTACGATAGTGTAAAGGATGGAGAAAACACAAGAAAGATAGCATTAGAAGCAGCAAATAAAACTATTTCAAAAGCTAAACCTGATTTGTTGTCTGAGTCTATTGATGATATAGTTCAAGTAGCATCACTATTTAAAGCTAAAGAACAAGGGGTTAAGCTAGAAAAACTAGATGAAGATTTAGTTGCACTAGGTGATGGTCTAAGAAGCCTTGTCCTTTCATCTGAAATTAATCAAGAGCTAACAACATCATTAAGTTTAGATACTATTAAAGGTGTAGTGGGTGCATCTCTTGATATTAAAAAATCATTAAAGATGAAACCCGGAGAAAGAATTTCTACTGTATTAGCTAGAGCTATTGCTGATGGTAAGATAGATACTCCAGCCCTTGAAACAATTAAAAATAAATATAATATTAGTAATGAACAATTCTCTTATATCTTTTTGTCTGACTTGTCACGTGCTGGTAAAGTCTTGCAATCAGGGTCAGCAATAAAACAAGCATTACTAAACATGGATGTGTTATCTAAAGCTAATGTATCTAGTATTACTGATATTGAAGCAGAAGAAATATTTAAAACTGCTGGTGGAAAAGTAGCAGGTACTCCTAAGAAACCTAACATAGGAACTAAAATTGTTGAAGGGGCTGTCGAGGGTGCTAGACAAGCAGACTCTTTACGTATTGCCTTTATGACCTCACAGTTAGGTACTACTGCTGCTAATGTAGGCACAGGTGTTTTTAATTTAACAGTAGATATCTCTGATCAATTCTGGAAAAATGTACTTAGAAGTACTGTCGGGGAAACTATGGCTGATGGCTCTGTAAGGAGAGGTTGGGTTAAAGGTACAACATCTATTCTAGGTGGTATGTCTTTTAGTAAGGCAGAGTCTATAGCTTTAAAAGGTTTGTTACAAGAAGAAGCACCACTAGCATTTCGTGATTTGTTTTATGAAACAACTAGGTCAATGGACTTTGCTAATGCATCAAGTACTTTACCTAAAATAGGTAAGTTTTTTAACACGTTAAATATTGCAACTGATTCTGTATTTAAAGAAGCAGCACTGTATGGTTCTTTAGATCGTAAGCTAAGGGAACAAGGTAGTAGTCTAGGAAAGTTTTTAACTGCACGAAAAGATAATGGTGCACCTATGAGACTAGAAGATTTACCTGAAGATACATTAGCCTTTGCAATAAACGAAGCTAAACGATTTACTTTCCAAAAAGATTTTAAGAAAGACACTTCTTTGTTTGGTGCTGGTGCAAGGAACTTGCAAAAGCTACACCATAAATACCCCTTCCTTATTTCTGTTGGACTAGACACACCCTTTCCACGATACATAGCAAATCATTTAGAGTATGCTAATGACTATAGCTTTATAGGTACTGCAACAGGTGGTATGAAAAAGCTTGATGAAATGATAGGGGGTTTTAATAACCCTGACTATGAGGGTATAGGTGGAGACAAGTCAAAGCTCTTTGGTGGTGATCCTTTTAAAACAAACTTAGATCGTGGTGCAAGGCAGCTTACAGGTGCTATGATGGTCATGGGTGCTACTGCTTATGCAGCAGAAAAAGAAGGTATGATTGACTTTGATAGACTAGTTTCAGATGATGGTGGTGAGACTGATCTTAGTCGTATGGCTGGGCCTTTTGCTATCAATCTCCTAACAGGTGATTTAATATATAGGTACCTGGCTGGACTACCTTTAAATTCTAAAGCTTCTCTTGATACAGTTAGAGAAATATTAGGCGGTGTACCTGATTTAAGTAAAGGTGCTTTTACTTTTGAATTTGAATTGATAAAAAATATTAGTGACTCCTATAAACAAGGAGAAATGTCTGAAGGTTTAGAAAAACAATTAGGTAATATAGTTGCTACCTTTAGCTACCCACAAACATTTGCAAAAGATATCTATGGTCAGTTTGAATTTAAAGCAGCAGGTAGTCCTTACACAAGAGATTTAATGTTAGAAGGTGAAGAAGGTGGTGTATCAAACTATGGAGAAAGAAACTATTTAGAAGATATAATAGGAAGTAACGTATTTAAAAACCAAGCCTCAAGATTTTTAATAGACTTACCTATCTTTAGTTATACACCTTCTTATTCAAGAGGAGAGAAAAAAGGATTTGATTTTAAAAGGTGGACACCCTTTAATGAAAACCCTGTAGGTTCTTGGAACCCAATAACTAAATCTTTTGGTGCAGTACAAGAACCACCAAGTTCTACAATACAAAAAGAAATGACATTGTTAGGTCTTAAAGGTTGGAAGACTTATAGAAGAAATAAAAAAGATGTAAACCCAATGGTTGCTTATCTTGCAGAGTATACAATGTCTCAAACTATGTCACCTAAATGGGATGTATGGAAAAAAAGTTTTGATTTAAGTACAACAATGCCTATTTACCCACCGGGTACTACGTATGATAGCCTAGGTGATAATTACGAAAATAAAAGATTACTCTTAGAAGGTTTTATTGAAAGTCAAATTGCAATCAATGTTGATGCTGCAAGATCAAGACTTGATAAAGTTTCATCAGACCCAAAGACACGTAATAAATATGCTGGGTATATTAGAAATATATATGCTTTAAAGAAACATGAATTTCAGGCAGATGGTAAAGACTTAGATCAAGTGCTTAGAGCTTTCCCTGAAAAGTTTAAAGGTTTTGATAATGCTAAAGACTATATAGAAAATTCTGGCAGTGTTGCAGAAGAACTAAATAGGCGTCAACAAATTCTAGACTATGTAACTAAGTATGTTCTTGATAGTGATCTTGGCCTCAAGAAAGAAGCCAAGAAATTTTAATAGTCCTCTAACATAAAGTCTGCCCACTCATATGCAGTACGTCTTACCTCAGACATATTTAAAGCCCCTCTACTATTAGCTAGTATACCAGCAAGTGCTTGACCTGCTAGATACCTGCGTGTAGTAAGGGGCTTTAATGTTTTAGAGTTAGTCTTTTTTGCCTTGTACTTTTTTGCCTCGTTCTCTAGTTCTTTGCTCATAATCTTTTACTTTTTTTAGATTAGAGAAGTATGCAGTATTAAACCCATACTCCCAACTCCTATTGTTGTTACTGTTTACTGCGTAAGGATTACCCAGTTTACCAACTCTAAAGGATTTTTGTCCTTCATCATAGGGATTCATTGTCACTCTCCTCTGGCGGTTCACTTTCATATTCTTGAATTAACCTGTCTAAATACCAACGTGCTTTCTTTAAGTCTTGTAACCCATTCTTGTAGGGCCATCTCCAAAGATACTTAAAAGCATTCTGCCAACAGTATGCTTCATGTGCTGATACATTTAACACACCATCTGCCATAGCTCTCATAGCATCAATACACTCAAGACCTGATTGATTATAGTGTTCAGGGCGGTCAACAGGATCAAAGGGGTCTGTTATTTTAGGTAATGTCCACTTAGTCATAGTATTACTAACTCCGCATTAGTGTAAGGAATGTGAAAAAACTTCTCACCTTTCCTAATATATTTACCTTTAGCTTCTGCTAGGCTTTCTTCAGTAAGACAAGTGTCTTTTATTCTCCATGCTTGCTTCATGTCCTTTCTAAACACATAAAAATTTAATACTCCATTCTGTTCTGCATACATTTTAACAAGACGTTTCTTTCGTTCTGGTATTCTAATCTCAGCCCAATGTGAGGGCCAATCATTAGTCCAAGCTACCTTTACTTCTGCCTCGTTGTAGTAAGTAATACCATCTTTTTCTGAGACTACATCAGCATTGTAATCTTCTTTGTCACTTAAGATAGTGTGACCATTATTACTAAGAAACTTTATTAGTTTTTCCTTTGCTGCGTTGTCATAAGTTTCATATAGTTTCTTACTGAAAGGTCGTTTAATCATGTCGATTCCTTACTTAGTTACAGGGTAACAATATCATTGCATAAAGTTCATGTCAATACCTATGTTCCTTTATCTACGTTAAAAGGGAAGGAAGTACATTGACTAATTGCTTCTGCACTTTCGTTTGGTCTTGAATTGTAAAGCCTTAGCATATCTGCCTCTCTCCATTTTTGACAAGACTCTTCACTTATAAAGGCTGTATTTGGTGAAAATACTATAAAAGTTTTTTCACTTGTTGTTGGTTCTATCATCATCATTACTACTGTATAAACCCATACCATTTTGTGATATCCTTTCTAGGTTATGTCTACCATTTCACATACATCACCAGTACATGCCATAGTCTGCATACCACTAGTGTTATCTGTCTGCTCGTAAGTAGATAGTTTAGTCCAATCAATTTTAATAGGTGATTTATCTACCATATCATAGAAATTTTCTTTTGTGCATTCTTGATATGGTGCTTGCTGATAAGTGTGTTCATTAAAAGGTAGGAAAGATACACCAGACATTTCATCAAAGTGTTTAAATACAAAGGCTCCTACCTCTAACCATTCATCTGCCTTTACATTAATAGTTACACTAGGCTTATGCTCACACCAATGACGTTGATATACCAGCCACATTTCTAGCTGTTGTATTGCTGTCATGTCAGCCGTATGTACTGCACCAATAGGTGACTGCATAGGAAAGCTAAACACTGTAGTAGCATCAGGCTTCATTACATCAGGCTCACTAGGAATACCTTGATCAATCATAAACTGTGTTAGTGGGTCTTTATTATCTCCACGCACAGTACGGATATAATAGGGACTGTGACGAGCATGAATCCCAGAAGATGAGTCAACCAGTTGGGAAACTGTTCCACTTGGCTTGTTGCAAGTAATAGCAGTGCTATGAGGGATACCAAGACGGTCAGCCCACTCAGCATTAGTAGAAATAGCCACATTTTTTAGATGCTCCAATGTTTTAGACAGCCCTTTGTTTTCTAGGGTCATTAGTTTGTTATCCATTACCCCTGTGAGTGACACACCAAGCAGACGTTCTGCTTCTGTATTGGTGTTCCACACTTTTCGCAAGTATGGGAAGTGTGTGTATGTAGATTGTATTGTTCCAAGTACAGTTGCAAGACGGACTTTTCTTGCAAGGTCTTCCAGACTATCGTTAGCACGGATGACAACTTCCGTAAGGTTACAGAACTGATTTGGCCTAAGAATGATTTCCGAACATGGGTTTGTTCCAAACTCGTAGCAAGTCTCCCGTCTTCCATTTTTGGATGCTTGTTTAACCGAAGCCTCTCTATTAAATATACCACGTTCACCACTCCCACTTTCCATAAGGGCTGTCCACTCACGCATGAATGCCATACTATCAGGTTTTTCTGTATAAGAAACTGAGTTATTAGCTAAGGCTCTATGCCCTGCGTTCTCCCACCAGTTACCTGACTTGGCATGACGCATACGATCATCAGATAGATTAGATAAACTAATCATAGCACTGCGTCTGACACCACCTACCACTACTACCTCACCAATCTTACACATAAGATCATGACACTCTAGGCTAGATAACTTACGTCCTTCTGCTTGTCGAAAGGTAGTAACAGCAAAGTTAAACAAATCAATCAATGGTGCTGGGCCTGATGCCCTACCACCAAATGTCTTTAGTCTTGCACCTGCTGGCCTGACTTTAGATACATCCCACTTAGGGATTTCACCAGCCCATAGGAGTGCCAATACTTGTCTAAGACCTTTAGCCCATCCTTCCTTGCTATCCTTGATGACAACAGTCGTTTCAGACTCGAAAAGACTAGGAACATCAGGGAGTTTAGTGATGAACTGTCTCTCAACACTGAAACCAACCCCCGTCCCACAAAGGAGGATGAACATAGCCTCATCGAAAGACTTAGGATCATCTACGGGTAGATAGCTACAGTTATACATACAAGTATTGTCACGATCTGCAGCTTTACCTGCTGTCATCATTGACCTCATACTGGGCATAACCTCAAGGCTAAGTATAGCATCCCGCATTTCGTCTAGGTCAACAGGCTTAAGCCATTTCTTAGCTATGTTTTGCAGGTATCGTTCTACTGTTTCTCCCCATGTTTCTCTACGTCCTTCATCATCTAACCATCTGGCATAACGACTAGTAGCAATAAAAGTTTGATAGTCTGTTGGTAAATAATTACTATTCATCGGTTGTCTCCACTCCCCTTAAGAGTTCCTCTGGCTTCTCTACTATTTAACTTCATCATATTCTGTAACATAACATGTGTAAGATTAGCATTATAATAATTAGCTAGTGCAGTGGTGTAGAACAGCACATCACCTAACTCACCTATGATAGCTTCAGGTGTTACTTTTAGTTTGTCCCTGATGCGTTTCTTAATTTTACCTGCTACTTCTCCTGCCTCTTCACACAGACCAAGTACATTTTCATTAAGTCGATCTTGAGGATCAGTAATGATCTTGTCTTCTACCCATTTGCTGTAGTCATCAAAGTTCTGCATGTCTTCTTTACTTATCATATTTATTTACCTCGCATTCAAGTATGTTGATATCATCTATATCATACATAGCATTTAGTGTTAGCTCTTTTAAAATTTCAGAGTGGTTGTCAATGCCTACCTCTAAGAAGTTTGCATTCTTGTCTACTTTTATTTTAAGTGAAAGCTCATACTCCATAGTGAAAGCCCCTAGTTATACTCATAGTACTTACGTTGTCAAGCATCAACATTTATTTCAATCGGCTCAAGAAATTTTTGAAAGTGCTTGACCCATTCATACGCATCATCAAAGTTATCAAAGTAATACTCACCATGTTCTATCTTCCCATCTATTTCTATCTTACAAAGATTACAGTAAAGAAGTTCACCACCTTCATCTACACCCATCGGGCCTTCTATAACCCCCCATACTTTTACTTTCTTAACAGGATAGTCTGAATTAATTGTCATCTTTCTTTGATCCTTTTAACAGTTCTAAATAGTGATCTAGCTCTGATACAACTAACCAAGGTTGCCTGTCTGACCTATAGAAAACTACTGGTGGTCCTTTGTCATGGTTAGTTGCTTGATCCATCCAAGTGTATACAGTTTTTAAGCCTGTCTTTCTACGTTTAACTTCGATAGATATTGGTATAGACTTCTGTGCTAAGGGTGATAACTGTATATCAGCACCAGTATCACCCATAACTGTAGACTTAACATCATCAGGTTCAAGATGGTTAAAGGTTTTAAGTAAGGCATCCCTGATTTCTTGTTGACCTAACCTACCTTTTGCTTTAGCTGCCCTAGTCATAGCTACTTATATCCATGATGGTTTCTCCATTACAGTGTAGTCACCCCAACCTGTATCATAACACCAAGCTTCATCTGCTTTTGCAATAACAGCTAAAGTTTTATGTAGCTCTGCAGTAGCCCAAGCCATAACCTCTGGTCCCATTAAATGTAGATGGGAAAGATAAGGGCTTGCTTTTTCACAAGCAATAAATGCAAAGTCAGTTATGTCATAACCTGCAAGCTGGCAAGTATAAACATAGTGTGCACCTTGCAAAAAATAACCATACTTTACACACTCATTTAAGAAACCTTTGGGACTAGCATCTTGTGTAGTCTTAACATCATACACAGTTTTATTAGACTCAAGCATTAGATCAGGTCTAGTCTTTAACATTAGTTTTGATACAGGGTCTTCTACAAATATACTAATTTCATTTAACCTGTCAGGATTAGTTAAAATCTTAGAACATACAGGGTTGTCTAGTGCACCTTTAGTAATACGACTAGCTACATTAAATTCTACCTCAGTTAGTAGGACTTGGTCCTCAGTTAAGGCTTCCTTCATAGTTTTAAAAGAGCTACTTGTTTTAGTCTTTGGCCCTTTAATTACTAAGTTCTTTTCCCCTTCCAACAAGTTTGCATGAACAGCATTACCCATTGCAAATGCTGCTGATTGAACAGTCTTCTGTCCTTTCCAGTGAGCCAAAGACTTTTTATACACTGTCTTAACAGCACTAGAAGATATACCATCCATTGAATGATACTCTTTGTTAGACATGTTTGCTATCTTTTTCACTATATTTCTCATTACAACTCCTAAGTAAAGTGTGGTGCAGATAAAAAGTAATACCCACACCACTAAGTTTTATATTAGAAAGGAATTTCATCCACCATTTCTTCTACTTTTTGAGGTGGTGGTGATGTATTCTCACCTACTACATTTGCTGTAAAGGGGTCTGGACCTGACCCACCACCTTGCGGATCATAGCCTACAGCTTTAAGTACCTTTACCCTTTCTAATCTGGTAGTGGTAGTACCATACTTAGTATTTTTATAAACGTCTAACTCAACTAAAACTTCTGAACCATTGCCAATAGTACCATCAGATTCAAAAGACCAAGGTGTACCATCGGCTTTGTAAACTTTGGGTGCACCACCATCCCAATCATAAGCTGTTTCAAACTTACGAGTAAGCTTTACTGCTGTGCCTCTCCCTTCAGGATCAGGCTTACCACGACTCATACATCCTGAGTCAGTAAGCTTTTGCATATTTTCCTGATCAAGGATCATCTCAATGGTACACCGTCCGTTGGTGTCATGATAAGCACCCTGATAACCATCAAGGTCACGGTTATCTTCAAATACTTTTGCCCACTGAGCTAGTCCTGTTACTGTAATTTTTGCCATATCGACAACTCCTTTAAAGTTTAGATGTTAATAGTAGCATGTATTAAAAAGCACATGCAAGACTTTTTTAGTGTATTTCAGAATATTTATTTCCGAATTGTACATCAATACCAAGTTCTACATTTAGCTTTAACTCCTTATTTAGTTTATCCATAGCAGCAATTAGTGTTGCCTTGTGTTTATCTTCATCGCCTTTTTTAACTATATTAATAGACTCATCATGGAATTGTCCAATGATATTAGGTCTTGCTGATAGGTAGTAGGCTAACCATTTGTCAAAGCAATAAGCACCAGTGCTTTGATTAAGTGTAGAGAACACATCCTTTTCATACCTAAGTGTGTGCCAAAACTTACTGACAGGATTTTGTATCCACATTTGTCCTGCAACAGTCTTAACTTTCTTTAGATTGTCACTAGAGAATTGTGCAACAGACCAGTTTCTTTGCCAATAGGCATCAAGAAGTTTCTTTGCTTCTGGTACTGTCATACCTGTCTCCCTAGATAACTTAGCTGCTCCTACACCGTAGGTAGCAGAGTAGTTGACTACCTTGTAGTTCTTACGAAGAGACTTAAGGTCTATCTTACCTGCTTGATGCTGATCAATTTGATTCTGTGTTACAGCACCAGCATGTTTAGCTAGGTCAAGGTGTGGATCAAAGCCCTCTTGCGACATTTCTTTTACATAAGCAGGGTCATATGGTTTCATATAGTGTCTCTTAGTTGTATCTTCAAGAGAGGTCATGTCAGCACCACACAATACATAATCTTCTTTAGGTGAGATAAGGCATCCTCTTATTTCTTTACCCCAAGGCTTATCAATTCCCGGAAGATTTACCAAAGGCTTTCTGTGTTTAAACCTAAGTGTATTAGTAAGACCTTCAATACCTGCTTGTACATACCCATCTACCTCACATTCTAGAAACCCTTTAAAGATACCTAGCCTGTGTTGTATTACTGTCAAGCCATCAAGTACTTTTACATGAGGGTTGTTGCTAATAAGCAACTTAACTGACTGAGTTAGCTGACCGTTCTTACGTACTTGTGGAACCTTTCTGTCTTCTTTGTAGTCATAAGTACAAGGCTTCCAACCTAATGAAAACAACCAAGACTTAACCTGATCACTAGACTTTGGGTTGGGTTCTTCTACACCTTTTACTATCTCTATTTCACCGATATAGTCAGAGGGATGCATGTGTTCTAGAAGTAAAGCATTCCATTCTAATCCTTGTTTAGATAGAGAACCATCTTTCTTGTACATTACTTTAGGTTTTGTTTTCTTTCTAAACAAAGTACGCATAGGCATTACTGTTTTTAGTTCATCTATCTTTTCTTTCTGTTGTAGTTCTAGTTTATCTACACAATCTTGTGCAAGATCATGGTCAAGCTTCCATCCAAAGTACTCAGCAGTAAAGGCACACTTCATTTTAAATGATAAGTAATTAAGATACTTATCTAATGTATCTCTGCATTTATAAACCATCATAAATCTCTGGATAAGATTAGTCCAAAGCTTCCAGTTTATTTTAACATCTTCCTTACATCTATGTATATACACTTGTATATCTTGATCTGACCAATCAGTTACAACAGGTTTAGGTATACCAAACTCTTCTCCAAAAGACTCTAGCCCATGCTTAGGTCTGTCAGTATTAATAACCCAAGACATTGCAAGAGTATCATACAGTTTTGCTTTGATCTTAATACCTAATAACTTATTAAGTAGTGGTACATCATAACGTGTTATGTTATGACCTATCAAAACCTTTTGGTTAAGCAGTATGTTCCTCATTGCATTATAGTCACATGTTGATACAAATGTTTTACCATCTGTAGTATAAGACATACAGTGTATCTTAGTGGCATCTTTAAATAAGCCATTAGCTTCTATGTCAAAGACTATCATCACATCATCCCTCTAAAAATGTATCCTCTCTTAAGATAGTAGTAACAGGATCGTAGTATACTGAACCAGCATTACCTAGTTTAGCAAAGGGTCTGTTCTTATCTACGATAAAGTTAGTAGTGTTCTGTTCTACTTCGTCTTCACTCTCTGCATTACGTTCTATCTTAATACAGATGATTGCTTCCTCTTCCAATGATGCAGCATACTTAGTACGTCCATCATCATTAACCTGTGATATAAATATCACACCTATGTTTAGTTCCTTAGCAAGCTGTGCCATACGTGATCCTAATGTAGTTAGTGTGCTAGTAGCACCATCAACACCAGAATTAGATAGGTAGGCTAGACGTTGTACATGGTCAACAAACACATAGTCTGCACCATAAGATGATACTGCTAACCTAGTGTAGTCTAATAGCTTGAGAGGATCATCATGACTCATCATCTCAAAGATAATTGTTCTGTTGTTATCAGCATCAGCAATAGACTTAGCTGCTTCCTCTACCTGATCAAGGCTAACACCATTGTTATCTGCATCTTCTTTTGTTCTGACATTAGTCCCTAGCTGGTAGGTAGCCATAGCACGTAGTGTGGTAGACTTCATCTCTTCCATGTGTAGTAGAGCTATCTTAATCTCAGGGTCTTTAAGCAACCCTGTCTCAAAGTATCTGATTACTTCTGTCTTGCCTGTACCACGTGGTGCTTTAAGGAATGTAAGCCCACCCCTAACCATGCCACGTATCTTTTCATCAAGCCCAGTATGACCAGTAGATACATACTCGTAAGGACTTTCATTACGTAGTGCATTAGTAAAGTCATCAGCAGAACAAAAGAAGTTCTCAGGTGAATACCTTTGTGGTGACTTAGCAGCCCACATAAGACTGTTAGCCTTACCATTCTCAAGAAACTCATTAGCATCTTTGAACTCTGTCATAGGTACAAAGTAAAACTTTTCAGGGAATGCTTGATATAGTTTGTTAGCTGCTCTGCGTCCGGGATCATCAAGCTCACCAGCATACACAACTTCTTTGAATGAAGATAGATATTTCATGTTGTGCTTGATAAACTTCTCACCAATAGAGGATGAAGGCAAAGACTTAACAGGAAAGGTCTTACCTAGTATCTGATACAGACTAGCAGCATCAAACTCACCTTCAGTAATGTAAATACGTTTACCTGTACCAGCATTAAACTCTGGCCCAAACAAATGATTCATACCTACACCACGATCCTTGATCCATGATTTAGATTTGTCATTACACATACGATACTTAGTAGTATGTGGATACTTGAATGCATACCGTACCTCTTCACCCTTTGGGCCTGTCTGTATCTGTATACCATACAGCTTACATACATCAGGGTCTATGCTTCTAATGTCAGTATACTTTACACCTTGAACAGGTATGCTTTGTGGCTGTCGTTTATCTTCCAAAGGGTATTCCTCCTTGGCCCATCCAAAAGTGACAGGCATGTTTTTCATCGGGTAAGAATTGTGACAACTGAAACAATACCCAACACCCTCAGTATTCCAACTGAAGGCATCAGATGATGCACAGTCCTCATATGGGCAGGGTAGGTGAGATGTTTCAGTCATTTCTGTAGTGACTCCCATGAGATAGGAAATAAGTAATTCATTTCCTCAGATATAGTATTTGCTACTATCCTTGTTTCTAGTTGTGTATCTTCTTTACACCTAAGTTTACACATATCTGAGAAGGCGTCAAGACTACCTGACCAATACCATTCAGTCATGGTGCTTTGTGGCAACACCATACGTGCTTGTTCTGGACAGATACCACTAGACAATAGGTCTTGGTAAGCTGCTAGGCAATAGCCTTGAACCTTTAAAGCACCAACAGGTACGGACTCTACAGCACCAGCACTGCCTTGCTTTTTATCGTCAGCCCTACCTCGCCATTGATCAGGCATAAAGAACTCAGGGTCATCATCTACATACCTACGACTAATCTCATTCCATCGTAGGAACTTATGTTTGACTAGCTGTCTAGCTACAAAGATAGGAGCCTTAATATGAAAGGATGCAAAGGCATGACCAAAGGGTGACATATGTTTATGCTTGGCTAGGTATTTGATTAGTCTCTTGTCTGTATCATGGAGTATGGGTCGCAAACATTTCTCTCCTCTAGAAATAAACCCTAGCTCTTCACTTTTTTTACCAAAGGATACACGTGCTGCATTAACTACAGACAGATCACTACCCATGTGATCTATAGTATTTACTTCAATCTGGGACATTCTTTATCCAATCCAATTATATCTGATTATATCCGATTATCTTTCTTAGTCATAATTTAATCATGCTCTCCGTTATTAGGTCTAAGCTTTGGTCTAACACGTGGCTTCTCAGTAGCCACACATTGTGCTGCTATAAACTCTGGATTTTTATCTAGAAAATTTTCACACTCAACAGGGTTAGTAAAAGTTAAATAAATAACCCATACAGTTTTGGCAATCATGGTGCTGTTCCTTTCCATAGTTTTAATAATGTATTTAATGTATGAGCTTCTTCTTCTAATGTAATAATTTTTTCAATTAAAATTTTATTTTCTTTTTTTAACTCAGTATATTTTTCACATAATTCTTTATGTGTTTCTCTGTTGATCATCTTTATGTTTCTCCTTTCGTATTGAGGGTTTCTTTTTATTAGGTATAACTTGAGGCTTATATTTAGGTTGCCTCAAATCTTTAGCCATTGGGTTAGGTTTTTTCATGTCCCTTCCTTTTATCTAAGGCAGACTTAGCAGCAGTCAAGGTATGCTTTTGATACGGCCCAAGAGATGATATGTTCTGATGCCCTGTAACAGACATAATTTGTAGGTGATCTACACCAGCATCAATCATCTCAACTATACCACTCTTTCTTAGTCCACCTATCTTTAACTCTGGTGGTAGCTTGGCTACCTCCTTAACTTCATTAGCTAGGTAGGATATCTGACTTCTTTCTAACGGTCTGTAAGCCCTGTCTGCTGGCCTCTCATAGGGTACTACATAATCTTGGAAGCCCCAATCTTTTTTCTGTTGTGTAAGCATAGTAATAAGCTCACTACTTATAGGTAACTCTACAGTAGCACCTCTTTTAGTTTGTTTAATAGTTACTACTTCTTTATTCATATCTATAGAAGACCATTTAAGTAATCTTATATCATTAGGTCTTTGCGCCCACTCATAGCACATCATTGCTATCAAGCCAATGTTACGCCATCTAAACTTAGAAAACGACACCTCTAAAAAATCTTCTACTTCCTGTTGCATCCATACAACAGATTGTGTTTCATGTTTAAGTTTCTTAACAGGAGACATAGGATTATATTGAAGGATGTTCATGCTGATACAAAAGTTTATTAGTAATGATAACATTCTTGAGCATTGATTAGCTTTAGATACACTAACATCTTCTACCCATGTAGTGTAAGCTTCCAAACAAGTTAAACTACTCAAAGAACTTATCTTAAATAATCCTAAAGGTTTATTATATACAATAGTATTAGCAATAGCACTCATAGTATAGTTGTAATTTTTTTGAGAGTTAGATGCTAAAGATTTAAAGTGTGTAGTGTCACTATAATATTTGTATATCTGCATTAGATTACTTGATGGGCCTACATTACCTGCTACTAACTCACCATTTCTAAATGCCTCAACTCTTTTTATTAATCTAGGTATCTCATACCTAGCAGTTCTACCATCTTTGAATGTTTGTCTGGTCACAACACCAGCATTGATAGCATCTTGAGGTGGTACAAACCTCCAAGATATACTACCTTTTAGTTTTATTTTTTGTGTGTAACGGTACATGTCAACTCCATTTATAGTGGAGTCCCATTACAGGACTCCTGTTTGCTATACGTCTAAGGCTCCATCATCTGTCCAAGATAATACTTTATGTGTCAACTCTAGTTCACATAAACTTTGTACTGCTTCATACACAGTAACAGTATTACCTTTTAAAGATAATTGATTACCAAAAGATACAGCCTCTGATAACATATCAGATATTGTAGAGGCTACAACTTCCTCACCTTGAGTTATCTTTACGTAGTACATATCATGCTTTACCTCCATCTACTACAATTAAATTAGGGCCAGTACCACCTTTAGGTGGTGGTATCAATTCACGTATCTTTGCATACCTTTCTGTATCATAATCTTTAAGATGTATTAAAGGCATCTCTTCTGATACATCAAAAAGTGCATAAGGAAAGTTAGCACTAAGTATTTCACATATATAACTAGCACCTTGGAAGGTCGAGCATCTCATAATGAAACACTCTTCCAATTCATCTACTTCCATTTCTACTACATAGTAATAGATCATCCTGCAAAGTGTCCCATTTTAGGGGCTTGAGGCTTGTGTATGTACAGGCTACGTTTACCTATATGATATCCTTTCATCTCACCATGAGTTACATTAAGCCAACCTCGGCTCTTAAGGGATCGTTTACGATACACTCCTTTGTTACCCATTACGTTAAACCGAAAACCTTTAGTGCCATCATTGAGTGGCTTAGTTGCTAAGATCATAAACATATTATTCTTCCTCTCCTTGAGCTAGTCTACCAATGTTAGGGAATGCAGAACGTAATCTCCATTCTGCACTAGAGATATCTCTTGCACTATCCATTGTCAAGTCAAACATCTCACGTAAATCAAACTCAGTACTTGTCAGTGCTTTCTGTGCAATTAAGATTGCATCACGTTGTTGCTGTGTAAGAAAGTTAGCTTTGTTATCTAACTCTTCTTCTCTTAACTTACGTTCTGCTGCCCAATCTAGTGCTGATTTTTGATGATCAAGTTTAGTCATAGTGTTTCCTTTCAAGGATTGTATTCATGGAGGCTCCATGATTAGAACCTCCACTGTTTAGTTAAGCTGCTTGCAGTTCTACAAACCGTGAGTCACTCACCCACTTAGTAACTTCCTGCTCTCTACCCCACATGGAGATAGCATTAGTATCATTAGCTGTATTACGTAGGTTGAAACCATTACGATCATCAGCATAAGATGCATAGTTAGTAAAGGCAGAGTACAAGGCCCACTTGTTATGACCACGTGTTGCAGCCTCACTGCAATACAATTCATACATCTTCTCTGCCTTACGGTTAGAGGTAATGATATCATCAAGCAATGTCTTAATATCTACATTCTTAAGTGAAGTATTAGCCCATACTTGCAGCTTTGCTGCACGATCATAGAAGTCAGACCTAGCTCTTTTAAGCTCACTGATAAAGTTCTCTAAGGAAAACCCTGAAGAGTTCTTCCTACGTATCTTATCATGATCACCAGTAATACAACCATTTGTACAAAAGTAATCAATAGAACCAAAGTATACCTGATTACTACAGCTACCATCAATACCATGTAAACCAATGATACGATTAGCAATAGAAGTTTCATGCTTATCAGTAACAATAGTTTGAGTCACATTAGGTAATGTAATGTCAAGCATAGCCCAAGCACCACCCCTAGCTGATTTAAAGTTATAATCAGCATTAGCTAACTCATGTTCACCAAGTTCATTAGTAGCTGTATCAACTACGTTGCGAAAGAAATCACCATGTGAAGCACAGGTAAAGTCTTTACCTACAACACCAAGGTATTCCCCAGTGTCTTGATTAAGTACATACTTCTTACCATCAAACTTTGTATCTTCAAATGCTACATCAAAGTCTAGGTCGGCTGGGATCATATCGAAAGGCATATTCTATTCCTCTTCAGGGTTAATCATGGGAGTTCCATGAATGGTTTGTTAGTGTTGTGATAGGTGTACAATTTGTGTACGTCCTATTGTCTTCTGTGCAAAGCAACCTGCCTTGCATGTATCACAATGTCCTGTCATTTTTTTCCAAGTCTTAGGACACTTGAACATTCTTTTGCCATAGACAGGATCAATTGTCAAGGCATCATCACCATAAAACATAATGTTCCAATCAGAGTCCTGCATCATCTTCCATTCATCATCTGTATTAGATGGGTCAAAAGATGCATTAACTGCACAGTTATCTAATGGCATTAGTTCTTTTTCTATCAAGACTTTTAGTCTTGGGCTACGCCATGCTCTGGTAGGTATCCACCATAGCTGGTCAGGGTTAAGCAAGCACATAGTCTTAACACGGTATACATCTACAGATGTTTTGAATGCCTCACCCCTAGTCATGTGACGGACACGGCTAGTCTGCTTACGTTTACGACTAAAGAACTTAGTGAAGTTAGAGTTGTGACGGTTAAGCTTTTGCCAGATAGTCTCACACCTATCATCACGATTAGCCATGTTAGGATATATTTTATATAACTTTACGTTATAACATGTCTCATCACAGTAATCAGTACGATGATCACATGATCCTGTGTGATTAGCTGTATCATTAATAGGTCTGTCTGTTGCATACATACCTATGTCTTCACAATATCTAAATAGATCATTCAGTTCTGCTGTTGTTACAGTCATTGTAATCTCCGATTGTTATCATGGAAGCCCCATGATTAGGTTTCGTTTGGAAGTCTACAAACATTTATACATGGTTTGTTATCATTGTCAATAGTCAGATAAGCAACCTCGGCTTCATGTATTGCATCACCTGTATCACAGGATACAAAGGTATCAGCCATGTAAGGGTTGTACTTAACCCTTTCTGAAGGGAGAAACGGCTCACAAAACTCATAGTTAAGTTCCATATCTACAGTATACATGCTGTTAGTACGAACAAAAGCATGTACATTTTTAACTTTATCCCTAAGTACCTTAGCCCTACCAGCAGGTTGTACTACAAATTTAGGTTCTATTACTGTCATAGCAGTAGCATGTTGTATAACCTTACCTTTTTTACGTACACTAAATACCTTTTTATGAAGATTAAAATATATATCTACAGACATTGTATTCTCCTTTGTATTCATGGAAGTCCCATGATTAGATTGAAAGTTTAAGTTCGCCACTAGAAATATGATGCCAACCTTCAGGCATACATACATACACATGATTCTCGTATAGGTCTACAACGATATCCCCTACTGACATAGAGGGATGCTTACATAAAGAAGATACATTAATACCCTGTTTAGGACGTCCATTACCTGCATCAAAGGTTTCATGTAATGAAAGAGATACTCCATCATCTGCTGAGATAATCATAGTAGGTCTATAAATATCCCAATACAAAGCAGTAGATACTAATGCTTCTACATTATCCTCAGTAGGCATGAGTAGCCCATAGTATGCTTCAGCAAAGTCACTAGTTGGAGCATCATTTATGATGTGTTTAGTTGTGTTACTGATTGGCCTTTGGTAAACTAAGTAAGTCATTCATGTAATCTCCATGATTAGGTTTCGTTTTGACACCATTAGTTATGGCATCGGTCTTATCGTTTGTCAAGCCCCTTTGAAAGTTAAGCATTTGTCTATGCCAAACACTAGTCCAAGCCTTGTCTGCTCGGAGAGCTTCACGTTCTCTACGGGTCACACCTAGTACCATATCTATTCCTTTCCAAAGTCCTGTCCAAAGTAAAGTTTATATTGATTAATAACTTTGCCATCAATACATATGACAATTACATTGTCAGGTAACGTACTACCCGGTGCATCAAGAATAGAATTTATTAATTCTTTTTTACAATTATATGCTATAACATCTTGAGGATCATTGGGGTTATCGGGATTAAAGATAGCTATATGTATCATATTATTTACTCCTTGTTGAGGTTGTTCATGGAGATTCCATGATTAGATTTAGTGATCCTTCACATAAAGATTAGCTTTAGCTAATATATTTTCTAGCTCTTGTCCATTAACATGAGTCACAACCTCATCGTAATGGTCTTCCATATCTGCATCATAGATCACATCATTATGATACCAGTAACATGTATTAACAAAGCTTCCATCTTTTAATAGTGCTACTTCTACATAGTGACCTTTGGTATTGCCACTACCACCACAGTCTTGAGCTAAGGATATAGTATATCCTTTGCCTATGTGTAATGTAATGTTTTGAGGTAGTCCCATATCGTATACTCCTTGTTTTGAGCAGGGGTCTAACCCCCCACATTATGTAACGAAAAAAAATAAACTCTGAAAGAGTTTGTATTCATGGAAACTCCATGATTAGAATGCTATCGTAGATAGCACTCAAAACAAAGAGTCAAGCCCCCCGAAGGGGGCTTACTTTATATCCATCCAAGATGGATAAGACAATCGATATAACCTTTAGCTCTGGTTACATCTTTGATGTAAAGATATTCACCAAAACTATCTTTCAGATAGTCATCTGGGCAACCATCATAAAGAAGATAGTATCTATCTTCTAACCAAGTGACAGCAACACCTTGATATTTCATTTTTAATACTCCGTATTAAGGTTATTCATGGAAACTCCATGATTGAAATACTATCTACGATAGTACTTTAAACAGGGAGTGGAAGGCTCCCCGAAGGGAGCCAAACCATTATTTCTTGTAGCGC